ATGTAAAACCACGGTTGAGGATTTGATGAGTGTGGATGGGATAGGAGAACGCAAAGCAAACAGCATTAAAGAATACTACTTCGAGAGGTGATACGGATGGATGATAAAACATTGGAATGGTTTGAAAAATTAGCAGAAGATGTGGCAAGACAAAAAGAAGAGGCATATATCCAAGGTAGAAATGATGGTTTTGATATTGCCATTGAAATATATGGGCTTGATAAAAATAATAATTATAAAGAGAAATGGGATAAGCTTAGGGATCACTTAATATTTAATCGTGATGCTCCATTCCAGTTGTTTAAGGGTTATTATCAATCATTGCTTGATTTTATGGATATTTTAGAGGGGGAATAAGGATGGATGAAACTTTTATAAAAATGTGTAAAGAAGCCACTGAGATACAAGAGGGATGGAAACCCACCTTGTATGACTTATTTGGATGGATTGGTGGAGATGGAAACTGTCACTTTGTTAAAGTTACTCCCACAGTCCTCAATAATTTTAGAAGAGATGAGGACTTAGATGGTTATTTCTGGGTTCCAAGACAGGAAGACCTCCAAGAGATATATTTAAATTCAGATGCTCAGTTTGTCTATGCTTATTCAAACTCTATAAACAAACACAAAACATATTTGGGAATATTAGGTGATTTGACCAATTGGTTAGATTATCATTTAAGGTGTGGAGTTCCCGAAACTAAAATGAAGAATTATGAGTTTATGACAACAAACTTTGAGATTATGTGGCTTTGTTTTGTTATGGAAACAGTGTATAATAAACGATGGAATGGTAGTACATGGGAAGTGATTTAAATGGAAGACATTAGGATACCAATCTTTAAAGCATTTGAAGGATGCGTATTCCCTGGAGATATAACTGGATATATTCTACCAGTTACTGAAAGAACCATCTTTCGGTCGTATGTTGATGTGCCTAATAACGATAATCCTTTTTTAATTGCATTAACTTTTGAAGGCCATTTTATTTGTAAACACAAAGGTTGTGATTATTGGGTTACGGTTGATAGTATCCCTTCCATGGAAGGCCTTACCGAACTTGATTTTGAGAATGGAAATGTGAATCATTTAGGATTTTTAGATTATGAGGGGAATTATGAGAGTGTTTGGACGGTGAAATGATGAGTGATGTTTGTCCTATCTGTCGGGAAAAAGTATTCATACTCCCATCCAGTGATAATCGGGGATTCAAATATGACCATACCTCTAAGGAAATATATCACTTGTCGTGTTGGACACTACAACAAACCACGACTGAGGGGGTGAAAGGGTGAACGTTGAAAGCGGAGGCGTATAACATGGATGTATTAAAGAAAATATTAGAAGGTAAGCAAAGGATAACCTTCAATGTAACCAACAATGAAGGTAAAGAAGTTAAAGTAGTATTGGAAGGCCCCGGCATGTGTTGTAAAGAGATTAGGGATAATATTGTAGTGTGGGGGCCTAATGGGAATTGGATGCAGGGAGATTTGTATCGTGAAATGTTAGAAGAAGAGGAGGAATGATACAAGATGAAACTACAAATAGATTTACCAGTAAAAGAATTTAAATCATTAATGTACGATTTAGGATATTTCTGGAGTGATAATTATGGATGGGAATCTAAAAACTATATCGCTCCGTTAGAAGTGTTAAAGAAGCACGGGATTGATATAAAGGGGGATGATTAACATTTTTTTTATTCCAAGGTGATGAAAATCATTCAAGGGATTAATATTATTGGATTAAGAAGTATATAAATCTTTATATAGTATAATGGACTAATATAATTAATATGGGGGAGTTAAAACGTCAAAGATTTGTGCATGGTGTGGTAAAGAGTATGAAAAAATCAAATGTCAACCAAAACATATATGCTGTTGTAAAAACTGTTCGGATGCGAGAATGGAAACTAAAAAAATCTTAGCCAGAGATGGAAATAAAATTGAATGTCCATCATGTAAACAGTTATTCAACCCTGGTAAAAGTCTACTTAAAAGAGATGAATGGAAAAAGGAATATTGTTCTTATGACTGTTATAAGCAAGGGCAGGATGACCATATTCTTAAAACGTGTAAGAAGTGTGGCAAGCCTTTTTATATTCATGAGAAATATATAAACGCTAAAAATGTATATTGCTCTAAATTATGTAGGGAAACGGAACTACGAAAACAGACATGTAAAAAATGTGGAAAACAGTTTAATTATAAAAATTTTGTTCCATTATGTCCTGATTGTTATGATTATAAATTTGTAACAAAATGTCACAATTGCGGTAAGAATATTAAAAAGAATAGAAAATATGTTGTAAACTCTAAAAATTACAATATACTTTCTGAAAAGATTAGATTTGGAAAAAAGAGATTAGCTCATAGATTTATAGAAAGTGAAATGATTTATTGTAGTACAAAATGTGCTATTGAAAAGGAACGTCCTTATTATTACAAAGGGATAGGGGACGAGGTTTATCCACTTGAATTTAATGATAAATTAAAAGATCGGATTAAAAAGAGAGATAAGGATCAGTGTCAATTATGTGGGGCTAAATGGGGGTTAGTAGTTCATCATATTGATTATAATAAAGAAAACTCATCTCCATTGAATTTGATTACTCTCTGTCTATCTTGTCACGCTAAGACTAATTTTAAGCGTAAGTGGTGGGTTAATATTTTTTCTAAATATGTACTTGGATGGTTTGGGGAATCATTAGCAAGGGGGTAGCTTTTTAATGAAAATTTGCCCTTTGTGTGGAACAGAATTTCATCCAAAAAGCAACCGTCAAAAATACTGTGGAGAAGAATGTTCAAGGATAGCAACAAGGGAAAAGGTAAGAATACGAGTAGCCAAATATCGGAAACTTAGGAGACGAAGGGGATGGCAAGACCGGAAAGACCCATTAGGGTCTGATAGATTAGGACCTCATATGTGTGATGATTTTGAGAAAGAAATGGTGGTAATTGCTAAATCAATGAGGCGGTTTAAATTAAAGTCTGCAATAATTGATAGTTTAGAGGACTAATACTTTTTCTCTAAATGGTAACTGTGTTCTAATGAAGGGAGTGAATGGAAATTGTCAAGTGAAATTCTCCATCCCCTCCCCAAAAACCGGTTTTAAATTCTTTTACACTTTTGGGGGTTAAAACATTACATTATCGGTGGAAGAAACAAATATAAGTTTAGATGAAGGCTTAGAAACTGTAAACGACACCATTAAACTAATTACACACACGCAGTGTCCAGAGTGTGACACACACCATAGTAACTTTGAACATGACCTAATACGGGATGAAATAGTCTGCAAAGGATGCGGACTTGTATTAAGTGGTCCCCCGGCTTATGTTGCTGGTAGGGAACAAATCAGTTACCCGTTTGAGAATCGTTATTGTCATATTATTGGCCCATTTCATCATTATTATGCTAGTTATGGGAGTTTGTATTTATCTGGTAGGAGTGTTCCTGACCGAAGACATTTAGATTATGATCCGATGAGAAGGTGAAAGGGTATGGCTTTGAATGACAATCAACATTACTATGACCATTACTGGAAACGGGATACGGATCATCGGAGTTTCGCACCCTCAAAGAAAGAGGACGAAGATTGAACCGTATTTGGTTCAATTAAGAAATTGAACTTATTGCAGTACAATAGGACTATTGTACTTTTACTATAATATTATAGTTTTTTTACTATAACCATTTATAAACACTTATTTATTCTTATAAACAAAGATGGGGGTTTGGTTGACTTGGACAGTTATACGTTAAAAGATAAAGAAAGGGTGTATATACTTCCTTGTGGGGACCTCCATATAGGTAGCCCTGAGTTTAATGAGGACTACCTAAACTATTGGGCTGATTTAGTAACCAGAATCAAAAACCCAAAACGAATATACCTCATGGGGGATCTGGCAGAATCAGCAACCAAACAGTTAGCCAACAGTGCATTTAAAGCAACCATGAGTCTTGATGATCAACTTGATTATGTTATAAACTTTTTCAAACCATTCAAAGATGATATAGTTTATTTATGTAAAGGAAACCATGAGTTAAGATTAGAGAAAGACTATGACCTTGATTTAACCCGGATTATAGCTAATGCTTTAAATTGTGATTATGGGAATCAAACAATTGACAGTTTTAAAGTAAATGATGAAATTATTGATATTTATCTTGCACATGGCCGAGGCAGTTCAAAACACCATTATACTGCCGAAAGTGCATTTATCAGGAATACTCAGGCAATTAATGCTACAATTTATTTAAATGGCCATAATCACCGTTGCCAATGTTTCACAATTCCAATAAGAACCCATGATGGGCTTAAAAGAAGGTACTATGCTTTTACGGGAGCATTCCTTGGATATGGGGGGTATAGTGACAGTATGCAGTTACCAATTCTTCCAGAAGCCTTTTTACACCTTTCAATTGATAAAGATGTTAGAGTAGATCATAAAATATTTTATATTGACCAAAGAGCCAAAGAGCTCATGAAAACGAATTAAAAGGATTTATATACTTTAAAGTTCATATATTATCTTGTGTGAGGAGTATTCTTAACTCCACTCCTCACCACGCCTATCACAAAGGCGTAAAAGTAGGAGTTAAGGGCGTGAATCTAAAGGAGTTAAAAAATATGGTATATGGATATATCTATAAAATAGAAAATCTGGTGAACGGTAAGATTTATATTGGGTTGACAACTTCAAACCCCTGCCTTAGGAAATATCATCATTTTTATAATTTAAAAAATAGAAGGCATGCAAACTTTCATTTACAGAATGCTTTTAATAAATATGGTGAATCTAATTTTAAATTTATTGTTTTAAATTATGCCACAGATAAAAAAACGTTGGATGAGCTTGAAGTAGCCTATATTACTTATTATGATTGTTTAAACCATTCTAAAGGATATAACTTTCAAAGTGGAGGGGCAAATGGGAAACATTCTCCAGAAACTAAACAAAAAATTAGTTTAAAAAATAGTGGCGAAAGTCATGGGATGTATGGGGAATTTCACTCAACAGAAACCCGTAAAAAGATAAGTGAATCACTTATGGGTAGAAAATTATCTAAAGAAACCTGTAAAAAGATGAGTGAAGCTAAAAAAGGAGAAAATAATCCATTTTATGGGGTATCTCCTTCAAAAAGCACACGCAAAAAATTAAGTATTAGTAATAAGGGTAAAACCCGATCCGAAGATGCCAGGAAAAAATATGGGCTTTCCAAAAGGGGAAACGGCCTATTTGGATTTACAGGAACCACATATATCAAAAAAATGGATCCGGAAAAAAGGTGTTGGCGTTCTTATATCGTAATCAAGGGGCACCAAAAATCATTAAATCTATATGAAGACCCCTTATCTGCTGAAATAGTCCATGATCTTGTTTTTGAAGAAATTTATAAATAAGGAGGATTTTTTTTGAAATCACATCTTGATAAAGTAGTTAGTATGCTGGATTGTTTCGATGACTTTGAAATAATTATAAAGAAGGTTAGGGCTACTTTACCAACCGCAGAGATTTATCCAAATCGTGACCCTCCTTTGATTGTTATCAAAGGCAATATTCCTAGTTTAGTTCGTTATTCTCTTGCTGATCTCATCCTCCATGAGAAGAGTCACATAGAATATATGGATTACTGTGATAAGCGTGGCGTGGTGGAATGTGTTGACCACCATGAAAGCCAAGTTTTCCGGATGATTGATGAGGGTAATCGTAACCTTTTAAGTGGTTTGGTTGTTTCGGAGCATGAATGAGTATGTTATCCGATTCACTGCATAAGCAGGACTGCCAGAAAGTACACCGACGGGATGTACGGTTTTGTCGGTTGATGCGTGAAATGTTAGAGGATGAGTTAGCCCGGAGCAGACCAGACGAGGAATAAAAACATGTTGATGATAATAGAGGGTGAAGGTGATGGTCGTATCCTAACCTTAACCAGTGACATTGATAATATCATCACCCAGGAAACACCCGTGGATTGTTTTTATACTGATTATGACATTTGTAGATTGTTGAATAGTATTTCTAAAGAGTTAGGTTTGTCTATACGGTTTTATCCCTATGATGATGGGGTTTATATCACTGGTGACACCCTTACCGTCGATTGTGAACGTTTCTACCAGTTAACTGCCATGTTCCGTGATAGGTTTGATAGTATATTGTTCAGGGAGGATTGGGAGTGAATCAAGTGTTAATGATGGATGCTGTCTTGTACAACCCATTAGGTATGACTAGTCGTGAGATTGCGGAGTGGTACTGGCAGGGTGTGCGGGTACGGGATACCAGACGGGATAACATGAATCTTAGTATGTATAATTAAGGTGATTTAATGAAACAAACTCTTACAGATGGAACAGAATATAGTTTAAATACCTATTGTCCTTACTGTCATGGCTACACGCCAGAACATCTCCCAGGATGTCCGTATGTCCATATCCAACTTTACAATGAGAATAAACCTAAAATATGGATTTATGGTGTTGATTAATATGAATTATACGGTTGCATGGTTTGTACTGGTTTTATTACTCTTTATGATTGGTTACTTGTTATACACAGACGTGGAACGGTGATAATTATGTATTATGATGGTCAGAAATGACCTTAAACATATTAGTGGCACCTCAGATTGATTCAAAGATGTATACAACTGGATAAAAAATTTATACAACAGAGGTGATCGAATTAAGCGTATTTTTATTTTACTACTTTTATTTATGGTGATACTACCTCAATGTTATGGTACCAACACCATAGAAGGCTACTTCCACCCTGGAGGAATGTACGGAGGCTACACTGGATACTACACTTACATGGATTATTGTCCTTTGTGCCATCATCACAACTGCTTATTATTAAACCCTAAAGGAACGTATGAAGGGGAAATAACCTGTAGCCACTGTGATGCCGATTATGATGGTTGCACTGGTTATGATAAGCATGGGGATGGTGCACGGGCACGATTGGAAAGGTACTATGAACCCGAACCAGTTGTTCCCGAAATGGAACCAACTCAACCAGTACCTGAGCCTACGCCGTGGGAAATAGCACACCACACATACAGAAATAATGCTTTACTCAACTTCTAGAGCAATTATATATAAATAGTTACTCAACTTTTAGAGCAAACAAACACAATTATTTTATATATTTTTTTTATGGCGATAGGTAAACCCCCCGGGGGCTATGGTGGGCGTAATTCACCCCTCCCCTTTTAAACCCCCCAATACCCGCCATTATAAAAAAAAGATGATTATAGCTTTTTTAGTATAACATTATAGCAAATTTACCATAATGGTATGGTAAATTTACCATACCATTCACTCTATTTTTAGAGTTAATATTTATAAAGACTCATTCTACTTTTTAGAGTAACAAAAAAGGATTGATACTTATGGACAGGGTTGACACTGCAATCACTGAACTGGCAATCCTAATATTAATACTATTCATTGTAATGTTATGTTACACAAGTGGAATACACTAAAAAGAAAGATGGGAAGTTATACACACTTACCTAGGAATTTACCTAATATAAAGGAGATGATTAAAAAATGGACAATGGAAAAATAAGCACATACATAATAAGTGGAGCAATGGTAATATTCAGTGCAATACTAGCACAACCAGACCTAATACAACCACTACTAGGCGACTACTACACCCGATTCCTAGCAATAGTACCACTACTCATAGTCATATACAACGCCTACTACCCCCGACCCACACAAGAATAATCAGGATAAAATAAACATAAAAACAGGGATAGGATACACCCCTACCCCATGATCCAATATGAACCCCAAACCAAGTAATATACTTTCCGACAGACTACCCGGAAGTAACACCACACAACAAAACCCCACAAACAACACCCCCTGCCCATTACACCCAAACATAACCGAAGACCTAATCCTAATCAAATACGAACTAGGAATCAAAGAAAAACAAAACGGAGAACGAGACAAACAAATACAACACGCATGGAAACGAATAAACACCGTGGGAAACAAAGCAGAAGAAGAAGACACAACAATCAAAACACAATTCCAAGTCATGAAAGTAGAAATCGAGTTCATGAGGAAGTTACAGTGGGCTATCTTAGTCTGCCTATTAGGACTCTTCGGAACAATAGTATTCTTTTTTATCGAGTTCAACTGGAAAACCTTTATTTTAGGAATGTGAGTTGTATGGGTGCGTACCAAATCCGGGAAGGAAAACCCCAAACAGGGTACTACACTGATGAAGTGATTACAAAAGAAGAATACCAAACCATGGATGACTACCAACTAATGAAAAAACACAAACGCAGGATGAGAACATGGCAGGCGGAAGACCAAGCAAACTAACAGACCTGACATTCCCTGACAATCCTGACAATAACCTGACATCCCACGACATTCGAAAAAGTGATTAAAATGGCCAGACCTAGCGCTGTAGAAGTATCCCCTTACCGGGAAGAAATCGAGGAAATGATTAAAGAAGGTAAGAAAGATACAGACATATCCAAGTGGACTAAGCAAAAGGGGGCCTATATATCCAGACAGGCAATTAATGGTTACAGAAATAATAAGTTCAACATTACTGAGAAGGCCCGCCGAAAATATCAGGATAAAAAAAGTAAAGAACGATTGGAAAATGCAGCTGATGAGCAAGTTAGCGACATTGAAAAAATTGACAAAGATTGTAATGTGATTGACACTTGGCTGGCAGAAATAGATCCAAGTATCATGGAAGACATGGATGAAAAAGAAATAGCCAAATTATTCAACCAATTATTGAAGACCAAGGACCAGAAAATTAAAACCAAATATCAAATTCTGGGCGTTATTAAGGATGGTTCAGATGTCAGTGTTTATGTGAATAACCAGATTAAACCACCAAAAGACCCCAGTTTACGTTCAAAAGCTAGAGATTTAATTAGTCAGATTCGCAACACAGAAAAACCAGAATAAGGTGAGTGTTGTGGAAGAATTATTATACGATCCACTACAGCAGGCTAGGATGAGTCCAGCCTGCCTGGCCATGACGGCTAGTAATGATCGTTGGAAGTTATATGAACACCTGAAATTATTGGATGATCTTTTATTATTCATGAATAACCGGCAGATTCACCGGTCAATGACTTGGATGCCTCCTCAGCATGGTAAAAGTTTATTATTATCTCAATACTTCCGTGTCTGGTATCTAGGAGAAAACCCGGATGATCGTTTTATTGGTTGTAGTTATGGTTCTGATTATGCTGCCAGATGGAATAAAAAAGCACGTGACGTTTTTCAAAGATGGGCTCACCGAGTGTGGGGCTTACATTTGCAACATGATAGTAAGTCAAGGGATCATTGGGATATCTTAGACCATGAAGGAGGGTCACATAGTGCAGGTGCAGATGCATCTGTGACTGGTGAGCGTGGGGATATTATTGGAATTGATGACCCCCATAAAAGCCGTAAAGAAGCTAAAAGTCCAGTTATTCAATTGAATGTTTATGAATGGTACACTGATGTTGTTGACACCAGGCTGTCAAAAAAAGGCCTCATAAACATCACTCAGACCCGGTGGGATCTTCGAGATTTATCAGGTAGGATCCTACACGATAAGGATGGGAATATTAACGAACCCCATGTTTACATGGACCAAGAACTTCTAGAATTTTTACATAACGGAGGCGTTATTGATAAGGATACCTGGGTGATCCTACGTTTACCTGGTATTGCTGAAGAGAATGACATACTTGGCCGCAAACCTGGCGAAGCACTATGTCCAGACCTACATCCAATAGGAGATTTACTTGCAAAAAAGAAAAGAATGCGTGGCCGGTTCGATGCCCAGTACCAGGGAACACCAATACCAGATGTTGGAGAGATGTTCGATGCGGCTTGGTTCAAGATTATTCCCAAAACCAGTCCATTGTTAAGTCATCTGATGACAACCAAGAGGGGATGGGATTTAGCAGGCACCAGACAGAAACAGGGGCAGGGTGAAGATCAAGGTCCGGCCAGAACAGCTGGGGTCATGGGCAGCAGGACACATAGTAATGATTTTGTTATACATAGCTGTGAAACCTTACGAGAAACTCCTGGAGCAGTTAGGACAGCTATTAAGGCCCGGGCATTAAAAGACAATAAAAAAAGAAATGTTCCCACACTTGTAGTACACGACCCCGGCCAGGCCGCAATTGACCAGATGGAAAGATATGCAGAGGCATTCAAAGGAACAGGGTGTAGTTTCAAACCATTTGTAGAATCTTATTTTGGAAGTAAAGAAGACCGAGCGGACAATGTAGCTGACCATGCAGCATTATTTAACATTTACCTAGTTGAGGGAGATTGGAATTATGATTTCATTAAAGAACATACAGATTTCCCTAATGGAAGATTCAAAGACCGTGTGGATGCTACTAGCGTAGTATTTGCCAGTCTATTCAAAGTACAACCCGATATAGAAGAGGAAGAAGCTTACGTTTACTAAAAAAATAGTGGTGGAACTTATGGGATTATTAGACAGAATCAACTACAAAAACTTTCTTTTAAAGAATGCAGAACCCAACGCAATTGAAGAAACCGGGATAGATACTGACGACACCATTACCACTGACAAAGATTCTGTTGATCTAATCACAACCGTACCATTCAAAGTTAAACGAACAATTAAAAACTGCCGTTTCGCTGCAAACGACCCAATAGTGAAGGGTATAATCAACGACACTATCACCAAGACAATATCCAACTTCATAATTGAAGGAGATAACCAGGACGCAGCAGATTATATTACTGATCGTTGTAAAAGCACGGACTGGGACATTAACCAAGTCATGCGTGACCTATTATGGGGGGGCCAAGTTGATGGGGAAGTATTCATGAATAAGATTATCATTGAAAACAAAACCCACCTCAGAATGTTGGCATTTGACGCTGAAAACTATCGAATCAAAAAGATTTACGATGAATACGGTAGGGTCACAGGTTTCAAACAACTCACACAAAGAAACAAAGACACGAATAAAGGATGGCTGGCTAAAAAATTCGAGGAACTGGAGGAGAAACTGGAAGAATGGACAGTACCCTTCCAGCCAGGAGAAATCATCAATGCCAAGTATATGGAGTTAAAAGGTAAGGGCAGATCCATAGTGATGGACATCCTGGACCCAGTATACTACCGGAGAGTACTATCAGATCTGATGCCTAAAACTGTTTTCAAAAATTCCAATATTCTAATCGTGACCATGGGGAACAAAGATGCTCCTGGTAAACGTTTAACTAAACAGTCCCGGGAGGCAGTAGTAGAGGCCACCACGGATTATCATAAGAAGGGAGTTGTAGTTCTCCCTTTCGGGCTTGAAGCTGAAATGGTTGGCACAAGTAACCTACCAGATATTCCCTCATATAAGCAGGATTTTAAGAATGAAATCTTCGATGGACTTTCAACACCACATGCCCTTTTTGACACGGAGGGAAGTAACCGGGCCACAGCAGAGGTGTTGATGGACAGTGAAACCAGTGGAAGAGTTGTATTCCTAGAGTATAATCGGGAATGGTTGAAGAAATATATTGAAAATGAACTATTCGCCCCCGAACTAGAACTGGCAGGTAAGAAGGGAAAGGTTTGGATTAACTTCCACCCAGAAAAGAAGGATGAGAAAACAGCATACATGGATTCTGATGAAAACAGAGCCAAACCCAAATCCAACAAAGAAGATGAAGATGAAGAAGAAGATGTGGAGGTTGATGCTGATGGTGACTGAAATACCTTCAATCTCTGAAATCTTTGGAAGAAGTGATGATTCTTTTGAAATAGATAACATCCCAGTAGATGAAGGGATGACTACGGATGAGGAATTAATGTATGTTGCAATATTCGTCATCCTTACCTCACTTTACACGGGCTTTGAGCATAAAAGTGTTGACTACGTGCTGAACAAATTCCCTAAAGCAGCAACAAATGCAGGGATTAAAATTGACAAAACCAGTAAAGCCGAACTGGTCAAAATAGTTGAAACCCATAGGGTTGAAATTCTAAAGGAATACAAGATACATGAAAAAATTATTCCCCAAGTGAAACTTGATTACAACCTCCAAGGCACATACTCCACCCTCTCATCCAGTGTCAAAGCCATGATAAACCAGTTAAAAGACGATGTGAAAACCAAGGCGTTGGCTGCTAAGGAAAGGATGAGTGAAGCGAAGGATTTCAATCTCAAATCTAACTTTGTCAGAGCTGCTAAGAGAACGCGGAATTTTGTCAAATTCAATGCTCAATTCGCTAAACAGAAAGTTACAAGGGCAGCTCAGAAGATGAGGTATGGGTCTAGGATGTTGTATTATTGGGTTGTGGCATTTCAAAATACTTGTAAATGGTGTTTTGCACTTGCCCGGTTACCTCCGAAGCCCATAGATGAATGGCCTTATGACCATCCCAATGGTCATTGTGTTTTAGTTCCCGTATCTAATGATTCCAGTGAGGAATATTCGCGTTACCTGGAAATGTCTAACAATATTACAATAATATAACCTATTTCCTATTTTTTTCATTTAATTTAATATTCATTTTACATGGAGGTATGGTACTATTTTAATACCCATATTTGAACCAGGCCTAGGTGATTATAGAGACCATGGCCTGGACAAACCCGTTAAATTCACAGAGGAATTTTTAAAAGAAATAGCAGCCACAACTGGCAGCTTAAACGTGACTGACGAGCATACTACAAAAGTCATAGGCATGGTAGATACCTTCGTCTACAGAGATGGCAGCCTACAAGTCAAGCCACCAGAGGGCCTTGACCTGAAAGGTAAAGGAATCAGCCCAGTCTTTGATGAAATGAACCTGGCAGAATATGATGAATACTACCTACCAATAACTGGTTACCTCAAGGAAGTAGGTTTAACAGCCACCCCCAGGAGCCATATTCTGTATAATAGTATTAAAAAGCCTGAGGAGGATGATAATTTGGGTGATAAAAGCGAAGTTTTGGAAAGAGCATTAGAAAAACAGCAGGAACAGCAGGAAGAAATCGGTATTCTTAAATCCAAGCTTAAAAGTGCTAATAAAACTGTTGAGGAAAAACAAAAACTTGAAAAGGACTTAAAAGATTTAGAAAAAGAAAAAAAGGACAATGAAAAGAAAATTAAAGATTTAGAAGATAAAGCCAAGAAATATGATGAATTAGAAGGTAAAAAGAAGGAAAAACTCATCAAAGAATTAGCAGGTGATGATGAAGAATTGAAAAAAGAACTCGAAGACATGCCCCTTGAAAAGCTCCAATTCTTCAAGGAACATAAAATCATCACTCAAAAACCAAAAGGAGTACCCACTGGTGGGGCTCCGGGATTGGATGATGATGGAACACAAACCCCTGGTGATGATAAACCCGGAGATTTTGCAGAGATAAGGAAGAAAAAGAAAAGATGGTAAACTAAATTGGAGGTAGATTTTATGACTAAAGTTGGAACATTTTTTGAAGAAAAGGACGTTAAAACCTACGAGGTTGAAGAAGGAACTGCCACCTACCGTGAAGGTGTGGACCCGAACAATGGCCTACCTAACGAACAGCTAACTTTCGCAGCACAAGTGACTGAGGAAAGTTTCCTGGTCCGTGGGACTGGTGAAAGAAGCATGAAGAAAGTTGCAAATGGGGAGGTAGCAACCCATATCAACCCATACGAACCGGAAGTGGACGGAACTTTACCCAAAGAAACCACTAC